AAATCGTGCTTCATCCGGCCGAGCAGCGCCTGAAGTGCGCGACGTTCCTCCTCCCGCGCCTGCTCCCACTGCGTGCCAGCATCTTCAACGAGCGTTGCTTCGACTGCGCGGTAGCTCTGAAGCGCGGTGTCGTACTGAGTTTTCGCGACTTCGAGTGGCGCGCGCTTGACCTCGTTCGCGACTGCTCGACCGCCCATCGCGCCGACCAGGCCGCCAACGATTCCACCGACTACGGTACCGACACCGGGAGCGATGAAGGTACCGATTGCCGCGCCGGTCTTTGCTCCGATGGCACCACCACCGCCAACCGCCGCTGTATCCACTGCGACATTCTTGGCAGCACGCGAAAGGTCCGTGTGACCTTTCACGAGGAGACGGGCCTCGCGGAATCCGCTGACCGCTGCTGTCACCCATGGGAAGTGCAGATGTGGTCCAGGATCGCCAGCGACGTCGAGTGCGTGGTTGGTCTGATCGAGTACGTCGGCGTGTGAGAGCGCATCGTCGACCACGACGAGGTGGTCGCTCCCTGCCAAAGCTGCGGCATCAAAGCCCGCGCTGGGGTCGAAGTGGAGCGCGTCGGCGGGAATGTTCGTGGCGTCTGCAGGAACGAGGATCGGGATGTCAGGGTACTCAGCGAAGTGCGAGTACGCTGCTGACGCCGCGTCCTTCACGGTCTTGACGTTCATCGCATGGCCGTCGGCCCACAGGTCAAGGCCGGGGACGTTCGATGCTGCCGGCATCGCGACCGCCACTCCCGCGTCCATCAAGTGTTCCTGCGCGTGCCACTCTCCAACGTGCCCGAGAAGCTTGCGCGCGAACCCCGCCGACTCGATCGCGTACTCCTTGGCGTGGACCACGCGAAGGAGGTCTGCCATCCCGTCGACCTGCTCGCGAGCCAAGTGGGAGAAGGCTTGGAACACGTGCTCGTCGACCGAACTCCAGCGCTCCCACACGCCGAGCGCCGGGATCACACCGTCAGCGAGCGCTGCGCCCCACACAACCGCGCCAGCACCATGAAAGTCGACGTTGGCGGGTGAGCCAGGAAGTTGTCGAGTGGCTCCGACTTGGTGGAGTGCCTGGGTCTCGTCCTGAACAACAGCCAGCGCACTCTCGGCCGGAGGCAGGCGGCGAGCTGCAAGCTCGTCGAACGCGCCCACCCGGACCTCGACCAAGGGGGCGACGGCAACACGGCGCCGACGCACCATCGCAGCCACGCCCAAGCTGGCCATGACCGCGAAAATGCCGACGACGGCGTAAGCCCAGAGCATCCCTCGATATTCCTCGCCGGAGGTTTTGCGGTCAACCTCCGTGTGCTGGCGTCCCCGAAGCCCCCACCGCCACGGCTTTGCCTCCCCGGAGGCATCCCGCCGTGGCCACGCTGCCCGAGTCCGTCGACTACACCGACAAAGATTTCGACGCCCTTCGGGCGCGGCTCATCGCGCTCGTCAAGAGCGTGTTCCCGGACTGGACCGACTTCGACGTCGCCAGCTTCGGCAACCTCCTCGTCGAGCTCTACGCCTACGTCGGCGACGTCCTGACCTTCTACCAGGACAACCTCGCCCGCGAGTCGCGCCTCGTCACGGCCACCCAGCGCAAGAGCGTGATGGCCCTGGCGAAGATGCTCGGCTACCGGCTCCACGGTGCGCAGGCGGCGACCGCCGAGGTCTGGCTCCAGCTCGCGCGCGTGCCGGTGGCCAGCGTGACCATCCCGGCCGGCACGGTGCTGCGCACGCAGGAGGTCACGGAGCCAGTGTGCTTCCAGCTCCTCGCGCCCGCCGTCATCGCGGCCGCCGCGGATCCTCCGCGCGTCCTCGCGCTGGTGGAAAACTCGAAGGCGCACACGCAACTCTTCGACGCGCGCGGGCTCGCCGACCTCGAGCTGCATCTGGACTTCGCGCCGTACCTCGACGACTCGGCCATCGTCTCGACGCCGCAGGGTGCGTTCACCGAGGTCGACAGCTTCCTGGACTCGCGCCCGAACGACCGGCACTTCGTCGCCGCTGTCGACCAGAACGACCGATCGACGCTGCGCTTCGGCAACGGCGTGAGCGGCATGCCCCCAAGCGGCACGGTCAGCGTCACCTACAAGACTGGCGGCGGCAGCGCGGGCAACGTCGACGCCGAGCGCATCGCGGTCATCGAGGGCGCCTTCAAGGACGCGTACGGCAACGCGGTGCAGGTGAGCGTGCGGAACCCCGCGCCCGCCACGGGCGGCGCCGACCGGCAGACCGTCGCCTCCGCGAAGCTGCTCGCGCCCGAGAGCCTGCGCGCGCTCACGAGGACCGTTGCCCGCGAGGACTTCGAGATCAACGCGCGCCGTCTCTCCGGCGTCGCCCGCTCGCTGATGCTCACGTCGAACGAGGACCCGACCATCGCAGAGAACACCGGCATCCTCTACGTCATCCCGCAGTCCCAGGCGCCCGGCGCGCTCCCCACGCCCGCGCTCAAGAACCTCGTGCTCCAGCAGGTGACCGAGGTCTATCCCTGCACGCTCACGTTCCAGGTCAGCGTGCAGGACCCGGTCTACAAGACCGTCGACGTCGCCGCGCGCATCTTCCTGCGCCAAGGCTATGCGCCGAACGACGTGCGCGACCGCGTGCGCGCGAACCTCGCGGCGTACTTCCGCGTGAACGAGCCCGACGGCACGCCGAACCCACTCGTCGACTTCGGGTTCAACATCAAGGACGCCGAGGGCAACCCGGTCGGCGAGATCGCCTGGAGCGACATCTTCAACGTCATCCGCGACACGCCAGGCGTACGGAAGATGGGCGACGCGCGTCTCGACCTGACGCTCAACGGCCTGCCCGCCGACGTACGCCTCAATGTGCGCGAGTTCCCGGTGCTGCGGACCGTGACGCTGGTGAACGGCGACACCGGGGAGCTGCTCTGATGGCCATCCTCAACCCCAGCTTCGAGGACGCAGGCGCGCTCCCCGGCGAAGCCGAGCACTGGACGCTCTCGGCGGTGACGAGCGTCGAAGAGATCGCAGGCTTCGGCACCGCGCCCGAGGATGCATGGGAGGACTTCGAGCGCTGGTTCGACTTGCTCGCGTCCATCGACGACGTGGTGGTGGTGCTCGCGTTCTTCGACAGCGGGCTCAAGGGCTACGAGCAGTTCGAGAGCGGCTGGGCCAACAACGTCTTTCTTTGGGAGATGCCGCCCGCGCAGCTCGTCACCGCGACCTTCGACGGTCTCGCCGCCGAGGAGTGCGAGACTGGCTGGAGCAACGTCCCGTACGCCCGCGACTGGGCCGATGTCATCGCAGCCACGGGCGTGTTCGACGGCGAGCCGCGCGAGGACTTCGAGGACGAGTGGCGCAGCAACCAGCTCTACGCCTGGACGTGGGCGGCGGTTACCTCGTCGGTCGCGATGTTCGACGCGGGCGCGCAGGCCGTCGAGGACTTCAACAACGGCTGGACGAACATGACGACGCTCTGAGGAGACAACGATGGCGGAAGCAGACTGGACCTACTTGAACGACGGACTCGACATCGCGACGGTGGACCGTGGCGTGACAGCGGGCATCGCGCGCCCACCAGGCGGTGGCTCGTTCCTCTACGCCTTCAACTCGCTCGCGGCGGTCGAGGGAGCGGTGGGCCTCTTCGCCAACCTCGCGAGCTTCGCGCCGATGGCCAAGGGCGGCTCGATTCGCGGCGTCGTGCAGCGCGGTCCCGGCGGTGGCCCTTCGGGCTTCTCGCCGTTCCTGTTCCTCTGCTGCCAGGGCAACTCGGTCAACGACAGCGCGTACCTGCTCGGGCTCTCCGACGACGACCCTCACCGCATCGTGCTGCGCAAGGGCGCGGTCACGGTGGGGTTGCCGACTGCCGACGGGCCCGGCGTGTTGCTCAAGTCGTCGGCGAGCTTCGCGCAGGCGACGTGGCTGCACCTGCGGCTCGACGTCATCGTGAACACCAACGGCGACGTCGTGCTCAAGGTCTTCCAGAGCGCCCTCGCGCTGCATCCGCTCGGCACGCCGCCAGACTGGCAGCCTGTCTCGGGCATGGTGGAGTTCATCGACGACCACCTCGGCATCAACTCCGGCTCGCAGCCGCTGACGTCGGGACGCGGCGGCTTCGGCTTCTCGGTGAAGGACGTCACGCGGCGGGCGTACTTCGACCACATCGAGCTGTTCCGGCAGGTGTGAGCGATGGCGCTGACCGCGTTCACCAGCCGCCTCGGGCGCGGACAGGGGCGCCTCGCGACGCCGAAGGCGACGGGCGGCGACTACGCCTTCGTCCTCGGCGACGACGAGTCCGGGCGCCTCTTTGAGCTCGCTCCCGGCGACCACGCCGAGGTCACGCAGCAGACGGACCTCACCGGCGTGATGCTGGTGCGCGCGCTCCTGCGGCTGCGCGTGCCCGCGTCGACCCCTCCCGGGCTCGCGTGGGAGGCCAGCATCATCGTCGATGGCACCAAGCTCGCGTTCATGCGCGCCAAGCCCGGCCGCGAGCGACTCGTCACCGATCTCGCCGCGAACGTCTCGAAGCTCTCGGGTCTGCACACCATCGGCGTGCGGCTCGAGCTGGTGACCGCGTGAGGAGCCCGGCATGAGTACCACCGAGCTGCCCGCGCTCTACGTCGACTCGGTCGCGCTGGTCGTGACGACGCCGAGGCTCGTGTTCGTGAACCGCGACCCGAGCCCCGGCGAGAGCGGTGTGCCCATCGACGCGACGCTCGCCCTCGAGCTGGTCGACACGGGGCCGGACGGCGTGGAGCGCTCGACCGCGCGCGTGTGGATCGACGGCGTCCTCGCGTTCGACGGCAGCGCCTTGCCCGAGCTCGGCCCGGCCTTCGCGGGTCCGCTGGCCAGCGTCACGCAGACCGCCGACGCGCTGCGCGTCGTGCTGCATCCGGTGGCGCCGCTCGCGAGCCTGGCCACCGTCCACGTGCGCGTGCTCGCTCAGACCATTGGCGGCGCGGCCTCGCTCGACGAGGTGTACTCGTTCGTCGTCGAGGACCGGACCGCCCCCCGTGTCGTCGGCGCG